TTAGTCAATCTTAATGTTAGTAAATTCTTCAAGGATTTTTTTATCTAATTTCTCTAGAGTGCTATTATCAACCTTCATTTTTCCAGAAGGATCATATTTATTTATTCTGCGAACCTTAAGTTTACTTATAGAATGAAGTGATTTATAGCATGCAAAAGTTTGTTTGTCGTATTTTGAATATTTGAGGTAAACTTTTTCAATCATATTCTTATTATTTTCAATTTCTTTTGATAATTTTTCTTCGGATTTTATATTTACTTTTAATTCTTCTATATTTTTCTCTAAATCACTTATGGTAATCTCTGTATCACTATTTTTATCTCTTATTGCGTTTATACCTTCTTTAGTACTTTTGTACAGTTCTTTGTATTCGGATTGCAATTTTTCTATTTTTGAGGTGATTTTGCTAATGTTTTTTTGGCAATCGTCTAATGATTGTTTAAGTCTATTACTAGCATTTTCAAATACAGTTTTATCTATTGAGAGATAATATTTTTTATCCTTAGAAGATAAAGGGATAACGTTAAGCATACTACTCTTTTTGTTATCGTTTTTATTTAAAACAATAGCAAAATGTCCACCAGAAATTTCACTTCCCACATTAATTCCAAAATCGACATAAATTATTGTTCCCCGTTTGTAGCTATTATATGTATTGCTAATTTTTCCGTTATATTCTTTGAATAACCAATTAGACTTTGATCGATGCCAATATGGTAATCCTTTAAAACGGTCTTTACCAGAATCGAATAAAGTTTTGTATATATCATTCGCTTCATCAAACATTTCATATGACATTTATTTAACCCCGTTCTTTTTATTTAACTGCTTATATTTTCTAGTTTATTCATCATATCTTTAGCCATCTGATCAGTAACATGGGTGTATATCTCTAAAGTTGTTTTATAATCACTGTGACCAACTCTATCTTGTATCGCTTTTAGGTTTATTCCTAACTGAGCAAGTGTAGATATATGTGTATGACGTAATGTGTGCGTTGTCACACGTTTGTTAATTGAACTTATATCTGTCGCTTCTTTAATAATATTATTCACCTTATTTAAGTCAATAGGGCTACCAGCAGTGTTAGTAAATATATAACCTCTATCTATGAATTTAGTATTCCACTGATTTTCTTTTTTATTTCCTAGCATGAGCTTTTTAAGTAAATTAATACTTTGAGTTGTGAGGCCTATTGTTCGATAACTCTTACTTGTCTTAGTTGTTTCTTTAACGCCAAATGCTCCAGTTTCTGTATCAGTAACCCAGTTGATTGTGCCATCAATCTCTAGTGTTTTATTCTCAATATCTATATTGTCTGTCTTGATTGCTAGGAGTTCGCCAATGCGCATTCCATTGTTAATTTGAAATTCTACTAATGCTTTTACCATTTCATAGTTACGTTTACGTGTAGCATGGCTTTTATGTTTGATTAGATAGTCGAAGCATTGAAGTAACTCCTTTGCTTCGCTATCTTCTAAATAGTTATTACGTTTAGCTTGAAGTTCGTTTCTGGTTTGGGCTTTCTTAGATATATCTATTTTGTCTAACACACTAATATCGTACAGATCATAATATTTAAACGCATATTTGAAAACGGAACGAATAACAATAACAAGAGATTGAACATGACCAATACTATGTGATTTAGCCCATTCATTAATGATGTCTTGTAAGTAGGTGTGCGTAATCTTGCTGATGAGTACTTTGCTATCAATAACATTTTTGACTGTATTAGTATTACTTTTCTTCTCTTTAATAGTAGTTGGTTTTGAACCTGAATGTGTCTTGTAATGCTCTAACCATTCATTACACGCATCGTGAAACGTTAATTTTTCAAGTTGTTTCGTACTGTTATGCTTCAAGCGTTGCTCAATTATTTTATTTAATTCTAATTGAGCGTCTTTTTGGCTACGTACATTATTCTTGTTACGTGTAACTGATACTGTTTTATACTTGCCAGTTAAAGGGTCTGTATAGCGCTCTAAATAGCGATAGGCCGTACTTTTGTTTTTAGTGATTTCACGAACCCACATTTGTCATCCCTCCTTGTCATCTTCATCATTTTTTTTCTTTATAGTGCTTTAAATGATCATAGTTATACATGTTATCAATCAGTTTAAACATTGATATGCATTGAGTGATAAAAATAGTTATAACTAACGCATATATAGTAAAAAGTAAATATTCGAATTTTGTACTAATGATGACGCATATTAAAAATGAATTAAAAAGTATAGATAAGAAAAATAGTGAGTAAAATATAGTCAGATAAAATCTAGTTAAAGGCATAAGTTTAAAATTTCTTTTTTTCGTTTTTTTAATAACTTTTATACTGATTTTTTCCTTTGCCTTCGAATCAGTGTATATAGTTGGTCTATTTAGATGTACGGAATCATTAAAATCAATAGAAAGTTTATTAATTAGTGCGTTTTCCTTAATGGCTATTTTTTTATTCAATTTATAATCATATTTAAACTTTTGAGTTAGGTTATTTGATATTTTGGCAAGTTGATAGGTTGAAAAGGATAATGTGATAGCAAGCAGAATTAAACAAACCAAAAATACAAATAAATAAAAGGATAAATACTTATATAAGTGCTCCTGATTATGAATTGCCAGATTTAAAAACAGATAATTGACGATAGTAACAGCAAGTGTCAAAAACAATACTGAAGTAAGTATAATTAAGTTTTTCTTCGCTTTTGAAAATGTTTTTTTAATTATTTCAAAAACACTAAAGTTATTAAAAAAAGAGAAAGAAAACTTTAATAAATAATAGATTGTAAAAATGCTAATAATTATCCAAATTGGCAAGTTCAAGCTTTTTAAATATTCGATTAATACATTCAATTAATCACTCCTTGAGTATATTGGTTGAATCATTTTTACTATGTATCACACAACCTTAAAATAAGACGTAGGTGTACTAGGACACGTAGATGTTCATATATAAAACATTACTTAAAGAAATCTTTTATATATTTAAATTTATTGAAGAAAAACTCTTTTGGTTTATTTATCTTTTCGTACTTTTCATTAAAGTACGCAGTTATTATTGAAAAAATAATTTTCTTATCTTCATCTGATATTGTGTTGTAATAAAATTCTTTTTTATTATTTTCAAAAAGATAATCTCTGCCAAAAAATACTTCGAATTTTTTTTGTGTTAATAGCCATTTTAAATCTAATATAGGTAAATTTTTAATTCTTTCATTTATATTTTCTTGATCTATTACTAAAGAACCCTCTTTACTATTGGTTAAAAAGTGGTTTTTATATACCTTTTCTAAAGCTTCATTTCTTTCATTTCTTAAACTGTCATTAAAACGTTTTAAAAAATCATAGTAATCATAGCTTATTTTTTCGAATTTTAATTCTATTTCCTCTTGTGACATTTCCTTTTTTTTAATTTCTTTATGGTATTTCGTCTGTATTAAAGATGCTAAGAAAATGTCATCTATTTCTTTGCCAGCTACTTTTTTTAATTCGCTATTATCTTTTTGCATACCACTTAACCAACTAATTAAGGTAAAAGCAATTTCATTAGAAGGCAATTTATCTTTTTGCTTCTCAATCCTACTTATATAAGTAGGAGAAATATCGGTTAACATTGATAATTTATTTATAGATAATTCGGCTGATTCACGCGCTTTTTTTAAAAGTTCTCCAAAATACATTTTTTAACCCCATTCTATTTTAAATAGTTCTTACAATCAATATGTTAAAACAATCTGACGGTTTGTGCAAACAGAAAATAATTTTGTAGTTTGTATTGACATGAAATGCTGGTCAGGTTATATTTGTTTGTGCAAACAATGATATTTTTTCCTGTTTGCAGAAACTGTAGAAGGGGGTTAAATATATGAAAAATAATTTGAGTATGCTTATGGGGCGTAATCGCATTTCTGCATCAAAGCTAAGTGCAAAAACTGGTATTTCCAGAACATCAATACATGGCTTGTATCACGAACGTACTGAAAATCCAGATACAAAAACAGTTATGAAGTTATGTGAATATTTCGGTGTGACACCAAATGAATTTTTTGGAATTAATGAAAAAAAGGAGGTTAAATAAATGCCTAGAACAAAGTTACAAGATTTTCCCTCAAAAGAAAATACAGTTACAGAACCGGAGCAAATTGTAGTAAATCCGTTGTTTGCGAAACCTAATGCACTAGCTAGCATTTTTGGGATTTCGTATTCTTCGGTAAATCGCATTTTAAAAGAGTGGGAAAAAAATTCTAAAGGTGTTGATGATTTATATTACTCGTTATCATCAACAATGATTGTTATCAGTATTCCGCGATTCGAGGAGTACATGAAGGCGCGTCATAAAAAATGGATGTAGGAGGCAAGGCAATGAAAATGTACTTAACTTATATTTGCTTAGTTTCATTGTTAACAATTTTATTACTGGCAATATCTAACATGTATGTCGCTTTTAGTGTGTACGGCATGATGGCAACTTATGGATTTAATTTAACAGGAGGATTAGAAAATGAATAATGAACAAAAAGAAGTAATAGAACACGTGGTTTATCAACTTGAGTTAAGTATCATGAATAATTTTGAAAGTTATGAACACACGGAATATGTTGATGGTATTGAAGTGGTTTCAGAGATCAGTCGTGAAAAGCACTTAGAATTGATAATGAAATGGTGCGCACAAGAATTAAAGAATAATTTTCAATTAGAAAAAGGAGAATAAATATGAATTGGGAAATTAAAGATTTGATGTGTGATATTGAAGTGATAAAAGAAAAAATCAATGATGTAGCTATCAAACACGGTTGGTTTACTCAGGAGACGTTTCTAACAAATGAATTAGGAACAAAACAAGAGCATATCAGTTACTCAGTGGGTTATTTAGAACATCGTATACAAAATGAACATACAGTTGAGTTATTACAGGTTTATTTAAAAGAGTTCGATGAACTTATACAAAAATTTCACGAAATAGAAAAAGCGTCACTCTCCACCGACCAAAGCGAAAGTAACGCAAATGTGCAAAGTATTTAATTAAATAAATACTAATTAATATATTAACAAAAACAGAATATTATCGAAAGGGTGACTACATGGACGAAGTATCACTTTATAAAAAACATTTCGAATTTCATTCTAAATTAGATTATGTTTCAACAATTAATCTATCTAGGATAAAAGAGATAAGCAAGCGTATAAACTTTGCATCAATCTCAACAGATAGACAAGTTTTTAATAACAAAGGAAATGTATATCACCGAAAAAAAGATGATGTTACAGGTGATTATATTAATAACATTACTTTAGATTATACCATAAAGCCAAAAGAAATTGGGCTTGTTTATGGGACTGTCAATATCAAGACTGTTGATAAAAATGGTGAAGAAGAAAAACAATCTACGTTTAAAACTAGTCATTTTCATAACTATGCACGTTTTATAGCTGATCTAATTTCTGACAGGGTCATTTATTCAAAACAACTAGACTGCTTTATTATAGTTAAGAATAACCAGTATGAAGTGATAGACAATACAAACTTTGCGTTAACCTATCCAGTCGATAACAAGTACTATATTGATGATTTCTTAGATGTGATGTTAGAGCTTTACCGCGAACATTTAAATGTAACTCATAACTTTAAGATTTATCCATATTGCTTTGCAGGTAATGACTGGGTATATGATTGCCAAAATTTAACGCTTACAGAACAAAAATTAAAAAGTGATGAGCTCTACTCAATTAAATATGACGTAGATATTAAAGATATCAATTTAGAAATACCCAGAAACTTCTTTGATTTAGTAACTGACAATGAAAAGAGTAAAAACAATTTAATGCTAACACACGCTTATACAATGTATCGAAAAATGAAATTGATACAAGCAGAAAAGTGGTTTTTACTTAAAGATTTTGGTCGTTCTGGAAAAGGTTTGTTTATGGCTACATTTGAAAAATTGATGACAGTGAACAAAGTTAATTTTGATAGCCTTATTTCTGGTGGTTTTGAATCGGCAAATGAGTGGATGAATTTTTACGGTGCAGATATAGCTCATGCTAATGAGACAGGTGAAATCACTAAACAAATGATGCGCATATTAAGAAAAATAGCAACAGGTGAAACAATTTCTGGACGGGGCATTGGAAGAAACGCATTTACATTTAAAAATAACGCCGTATTAATACTAGATACAAATGAAAGTGTCGATACTGGTGAAATTACAGCCAATACAACGCGAACAGTTAAAATATCGTTAAAGGATAGACCCATAAATGAAACTGATGAAGAACGTTATCAGATTTTTAAGCCTTATTGGGATTATATACAACCTAATGGCAACATTTCAGTTAGTGCATCAGTGTCATTCTTAATAACGAGTTTGGAATATTTAAAAGAAAATGGGCGAGAATTTAAATTTAAAGATGTAACGCTCAAGTATTATTTTAATGAAGATGAATTGACTGAAACTCAAATTACTATGATCAGATTGTTATCAAAACAAGGCTTTATATTAGCAGGTGATGAAACATTACAACGCTTAATAGAACAAGATTATTCAAGTTTACGTTACAAGAACGCTAAAGAAGATATGAGGAAAATTGGCATTAGTATCAATAATCAAAAGAAAATAGACGGGGTAAATACAAAAGTTCATAAAGTTGGAAACATTGAATTATTTAACATGGCTTTAGAACTAATTTCTGAACACTAAGGTTACTGTAACTCTTGGTAACTTATATAGTAACTCTAAAAATAGCGTTATAACAATTGGTAACCTATATAACTCTTATTACTGTAACATTAATCGATAACTTTTAATGTTGTTGATGATATAGGTAAAAATAAGAGTTATTAGAGTTACTGGCTACCTACAAAGGAGGTATACAATGACAGGTTATCATGTAGCAAAACACTTATTAAGTAAGAATATTGAAGTTATACCACTAAATAATCACAAAAAGCCAACTGTTTCATTTGCTGATAAAGATATTACCGATGAATTCATTGAATATAATTCTAATATTTATCATAAAACAAATGTATTAGGCGTATTAACACGAGGTGTATGGTGTATCGATATTGATGTAGATCATGAAGATGGTAAGAATGGTTTCAATAGTTTGAAACAAATACCATATTACGAAGAACTTGTTACCAATGCACAAAATACATTAGTACAGACAACGGCAAGTGGTGGGAAACATATCATCTTTAAGAAACGTAGCAATATCGAATATGGTCAGAAGATAGGTTATTTACCGTCTGTTGATATCAAAGCACATCCCAACAATTATTTTGTGCTTGCAGGTAGTCAAACAGCTAAAGGTATATACACTCATAATGGTGTCAATGTAACTGAGTATCAAGGAGAGTTCGAGAAACGAATATTTTCTAAAGCTGGTAATTACACACAACAAGTATTAGAACCGTATTCCATTCGACGAGCATTACCTAATTACAGTTTTAGCCACGTAAGAGGTGGCAAAGGTGGAGAGGGAAAACGCGCATATCAACGTATCATAGACGGTCAAAGTGAATATAGGAACAATGATTTATTTAAAGCAGTAAGTTATGCGATTCAATGTAATGTGGATATTGAGCCGTTACGTGTATTGATTGGGGATAATAAAAACGGTGATGTATTCACAGAGAGAGACTGGGAGGCGACAGTTAGAAGTGCAAGCCGTTAAAGAGGATTACAATTTAGACGAACAAGCTCAAAGGATTGGTTTAATAACTGGTATATCTAATGAAGTATATTATTGTTCAATAAGTTATGTATCAACGGTTTATTTTGAATATATTGATAACAATTGGACTGCATGGCGTGAAAGTTATATACCTAAATCGAATAAAAGAACAAGTTACAAAGTTATAGCTACAGGGAGTTTTGAATTAGTACTAGCTAGATTAAAGAATTATTTAAATTATATAAAAAGGAGAAAATCAAATGAATATAGAAACTATCGTAAATGAATTTGAAACACGAGCAGGCACGTTATTAAGTTACTACACGGGATTATTAGAACATAGTAAAGTACAACCATGTTGCTTTAAGTTATATAATGATCCATTTGATATGATTTATGTGATGATGAACAGCAAGTTATTCGGTCATGTATATATTAAAGATTGTAAAGTAAGGCAATCATTTGAATTAGCGTCACCTAAGCACACTGAAGGGCTTATAAGAAGCATAGAGGGGCATTATGTAGGTTATGGGTTACATGATGGTAAACAGCTTTCTATTAGTGATATGATGGCCAGTCATTTGTTTGAAGATGAGTATTTTATGTATGGGCTACAAACTTATGCAGAATCAAATAATAGTGATGTGTTTGAGTACCTAGAAAATGGATTTGATACAGATACACTTGAGGGCATTCAATCGAGTAATACTGATGTGATAGCGAATATTGAAATGTTGTATCAGTTAGCTACGGGAATCAATGAACCAGCACCAGAGTTAGTTGAGGGGTTAAAATTAGTAACTGAGTTTGTACAAGATGAGAATGCGACACAAGAGGATTACAAGGCGTTAGAACATAAATTGAATGATCTAAAAGCGTCTTACTATAGCTTGAGTAAATAATGTTATGAGGGGTCACATGTAGTGTGTGGCTCCTAATAAAATACTACGATTTTATACGAGGTATAGCAGTTTAAAATGGTTGAGGTACAGAACTTTAAAAAAGTATAAAACGTTGATATTAAGCTATTTTATGGCTTTGAAAATAATAAGTTTATATAAAGGTATTAGCTTTTCAAACCTAAAGGTATACAGACTTTGAGAATTGAAAAAATGGCAAGATTTGTGCAAGGTGTGCGAACTTTGTTAACGCTAATACAAGCTAAAGTTTGTGTTTTTGGTATAGGCCTAAAAGTTAAGCTTGTTCGCCATTTGTTCGTGTCATTTTACCGAACTTAAGTTCTATATTAGGTTAATGCGAAAAGCCTAATATTAAGTTTATAACATGATTTTATAAGTGTTATATACGATAAGCTAAACAATTGATAAAACGCGCTATAAAGCGAACGTAAGTTTGTTTTAGACCTGTAAAAATGGTATAATTTAGGTATGAAATAATTAAAAGAAAGAGGTGTGAAGATGCAAAGTATCGCAGAAAAAGAGACGTATCATTTACCCACCGAACACCTGCAAGTTTTCAATGTGATAAAAAATACGTCCAATAAGTATATTACTAAAACTAAAATCTTAAATCAATTGGGATATGAATATAATTCAAGCAATGAACGATGGTTAAGAAAAGTAATCAATTCATTAGTATATGATTATGGCTATCCTATCGGATGTAGTTATAAGTCTAATGAACGTGGTTATTACATCATTACGACAGAAAAAGAGAAGCAACAAGCGATGATAAGTATTAAGAAGCTAGCTGATGGCAGTATGAAACGCTATGAGGCTTTGAAACGAATTGAAGTGCAAAAATATAAAAACTAAAGAAAGAGGTACTTATAAATGACAACTACAACAAACACGGGTGGTACGTGGGATGTATATTTTGATGATAGACGTTATAGAAATTTGTTAGGAGATTTTGAAGATTTAATAACAGAAACGAAATCATTAATTAGACAAGGCTATAAAACGGATGTTATTAAAAGTAAAATGGATAATAAAGTTTTGAGCCTACAATCTAAATTCAAAGAATTAGGACAAATATTATTAGATGAACATGAAGAAAAAAAGTAGAAATCCAACAAAAAGAGAAAGAATCTTCATATGAGAATCCGCAAGTTGAAATGTTGAAACGACAAGACATAGAGGCGAAAGTAAATTTAATTGATGCAGAAGAACTATTTAATCTTATTTATAATGCCAATCCTAAAACTACTAATGTATATGAACTTAATATCTATAAAAAAGCTATAGAAAATCGTCTTACTGAAGATGAAAATACAAGGTTAAAACCTTACTTTGATGTATTGGTAGAAAAGGTAATGTATCCATATCGAAATAATGAAGAATATCAAAAATTAGATTATAACTATAATGTTTTAAGACAGTTTGGATTGCAAAATAATGGTCAACCAGTTATCAAAGATAATGATGGTGATATAGAAATAATTAACATTCAAAGTAAATATAATGAAGTGTTTCATAACGCTTAAATCAAAAATAGCCTATCCAATTTGGGTAGGCTCTGTTTATAGGGGGTAGGTAAATGAAACTGCTTAAAACGAAGAATCGTTTATATTATCGTAATGGCGACAATAAATTATCTGAGTATCAACTATTAACGCAATTTAACCCAGCATTTATTAATAAGAAAATTAAGATGTGTGAATTCCAAATTGAAAGTATGTACCATATGAGTGCATCGACAACCACATGTGATGAAATAATGGGGGTCGTGCCTGTCTCATATCCGATTGAAAAACTAGTTATCAAAATTATTGAAACAAAGGGAAGATTGCAAAACTATAAAAGTCGTTCTATATGTAATATGGCATTACTGAAAAATGTACTTAACTTTTATACAGAAAAAGAGAAGAAGCAAGTTGTAAAATATATGCGTTCAAATGGACGATATAAACCCTACAACGTCATTGAACGCTTACAGGTTGATTTGTATCAAGCAAGTATTAAACAACGTTCAGAACGTCAAAAACAAAGAAATACAGTAATTGAAAACAGCGAGATTGCACGAATAAATTCTTATCATCAATCTTCACATGTAAAAATGGTGTAACAATGGATAAACAGCAAATAAAAGGCTTCGTGTGTAATTATCATAAGCGAACTAGAAGTGATGTATTGATAGATAGTGATATAAATACTGATGATTTCTTTTCAATAGATGATGAAAATTCTAATGAATGGCTGACAGATGATAATGTTGATGATCATATTATAAAGAATCACTTAGAAATGATTGTTGACCGAGTAGCGACCGATAAAGAGTTTTATATTTTTGACTCCCTTATACAAGGACGTAGTTATCAAGATATTAGTGGTGTCTTAGATTGTTCAGAACAATCTGTAAGATTTTGGTATGAAACCTTATTAGATAAAATTGTAGAGGTGATAGAATGAGTGAGTTAACAGCAAAACAAGCGCGTTTTGTGAATGAGTATATTAGAACACTAAATGTAACACAAAGTGCCATAAAAGCAGGCTATAGCGCAAATAGTGCACATGTGACAGGGTGTAGGTTATTGAAGAAACCGCATATTAAGCAATATATTCAAGATCAAAAAGATAAGATTATAGATGAGAATGTATTAACTGCAAAAGAGTTACTACATGTGCTTACGAATGCGGCAGTCGGTGACGAAACAGAAACGAAAGAAGTTGTAGTAAAGCGTGGGGAATATAAAGAGAATCCACAAAGTGGCAAAGTACAGCTAGTCTATAATGAACATGTTGAACTGATAGAGGTACCAATTAAGCCTAGTGATCGTTTAAAAGCTCGTGATATGTTAGGTAAATACCATAAGTTGTTTACAGATAAGCATGATATTAACGGTAATGTGCCTATATTCATTAATATTGGTGAATGGGACGGAGATGATGATAAGCTAGACAAAACTGTAAAAGAGGTATCTAACGCTAACCCTAATCATCCTGTGATTGTGGATGATATTCCGTTAGAGGATTAAGTGTTAAAAGTTAGGTATATGGATAGAATGAAACAAATCAAAAATAAAAGAAGCTACGGTTTGTAGCTTCTTTGTTACTTTTCAAAAATTTGTATACATTTACGTAAAAATGACTTTTTATTATTACCTTTTAAAGGCGAAGCATCTACGTAGTACATCCCTCTGACAATTTCTTTATTTCCAGCTAAATGAATAATTTCAGAGCGCTCAATGAGGTCTATAAAATATTTTCGTTTTCTACGTTCCCAAATAAAGTACCGCAACTCAAGTATCGTTTTACCAGTCTCATAATATGTGAAAGTATTGTATGTCACATTAATATTGTTGAAGTTTCTTGTTAAGTCCCTGATCAAAGTGATTATAAAAAATCCTATACAGAAAAATGGTAGGAAAAATATGAATAAAAAGATAGATGTAATAATGGTATTTAACAT